GTGAACTTGCGTGCTAAAAAAACACCTTCTGAGCGTGAACCCTTCATGCTATTGCAGCGCCTGCACGCACTCACTAGGTTCTCAGGATTCATTGCCATGTCTGGGTTGTTCTTGATGCTATGCACATGATCGACAGTATCTGCATCTTGTCCGCAATAGGCACACACATACTGATCTCTTGCAAGGATAGTCTTACGCAATGCACGCCATGCTCTGCTATCCCTAGGGTCATTGACTCGTTTGTTATATCTTGTCAATGCCATCCCTTACGCTTCCAATGATCTAAGGCTTTGCATGTATTGGGTTGCTTACCTTCATGAGTCATAGTGTAGCCATACCTATGTCCTATGTATCGTAAGCCCCAATCAATCTGCTCTAATGGATTAGCTGTACGTAACCACTCACTCTTGCCTTGTGGTATTCCATATACTCGATGAGTACCTTCTAAATTACCTATTGCTTTCCAATTCCATGCTGATTCTTTTCCGTACAATACAGCTACACATTTGTACAATTTAACTGTTAATTGTCCTTTAGCATATTGCTTAGATGTTATGCGTGTAGTTGGATCGTTTGTCGCACTTGCTGCTGAACCTATGGAGAAGCATAGAGCTATCCCCAACACGATTGCTACCGAGCGAACTAACCGCTGAGCGGTTCGCTCTGAGCACCTGATGTGCTCTAGCCCTCTGAGTGTACTGGTCATGTCAAATCCATTTCTATAAGTGCAGGTCAGGACGGCGTTTCTATTTATCGGTTGAGTAGAATCCCTTTCCTTTGAACACTAAGTTAGGTGCAGAATAGATGCGATTAGCTTGTGCGCCACAATCAGTGCATCTCACTAAGTCATGATCCATTGATAGTTCAAGCTCCATCTGTGTATTACATAATGGACAACGATATTCATACATTGGCATTATCGGCTTCTTCTTTCCCACAGGCTTTACACTCCCAATGCTTTACTTTCCAATTACCACAATCAGTACATCTAATCATGGACTTCTCCCAGTCAATATCTACTGGAATCTTTGTATAACCTGCTTTGCGTAATAACTGCACCAGATCGACTAATGACAACATACAGACGAACTCACCGACTGATGCTTCCCCTTGACCATTAAGTCTGAAACATGCAAAGCCAAGCTTCCCTGACTTGTCTGTGCGTGCCTTGATCTGGCGTAGTGTCCCTTTAATGTCAAGTGAGTTACGAGCCTTAATCTCGATGTCGAACGGAACATTGAGAATGTCCTCGCCTTGACCACGACCGACACTAGCTGCGTGCCACCATTGCTGCAAGTACATGGCGACTATGCGTTCGGTCGCATAACCTCTATGCTTCCTGTGTTGGCTCGGCATCTGGTTCTTTAGATGTCTTTAATGCTATATGGCTTACGGCATGACATCTCATACAGGTGAGAAACACTTTGTCATTGAACTCTGGAGTAATAGCCACAGGCTCATTGCAAAGATCGCAATAGATAACAATATCCTGCGGTTCTTCGAACTCTCCGCCCATGATGGTTGCTGTGCCATCATCAAAGATTACCATTTCACCCATATTAAGCCCTAACCTTCTGTGGTCGCCAGTTTCCTTCTGGACTTATCTCATACCAAATAACATCTTCACCCTTTGGGCATCTATTCATCTCACCAGTAGCTGCTGCCATGCACTTAAAGTGACCCCAAGGCTTGTTCGCCTTTGTCATTCCATGCGCCCAGTGCATTTCACCATGAGGACATCGAGGTACATCCTTGTCAGTTGTGCCGCCTATAATGTCCTTGACTACCGCAACTGCTTCTGCTGATGTGCTAGGTGCAGCAACAGTCTTGATTGTCCAAGGATCAGCTTCATTTACGACAGGGATATATTCTTTTGCTGGCTCTGAAAACTTTGCTCTTGCGACCTTAACCATTTCTGATTTACTTGGTCGCTTACCCTTGCTTGCATAACCAGCGTTCGCAAGCGCTCTGCCGATCGCGCTAGTTTCACAGTTTTCCAATGCGCTAGTTGCATTAACGCCTCGACTGCTAATCGTTTCCTCAGCGAGCCCGCTGGAGAACGGCGTGCTATCAGCGAAAGTACGATAAATCCATGCTTTAACAATGTATCTGTCATTTAAGAAACTCACTAACTCTGTTTCGACTCGGAAATCCGGAAAGTCCTTAATGAACTTCTCCAGTCTTACTTCTACTGTTTCATAATCTTCTAGATTAAACATAAAGTTCGTCATCCTCTGTTTGGAGTTGTAGCGCTATTGCCAGATACGCTATTGCATCAATGTAAGAATCTGTGTGTCCTGGCGTTTCTGTGATTCTGGCCAGTTTAACCTCGACCATTGCAAGTGCAGCTTGAGCGTCTGTGACTGGGAAATCGAATAGATTGGATAGCCTTTGAGATATCCGACCTTGATTGATTCGCGGATGACCATAAACCTTGCCACGATCTTGCATGATGTCGATTGCATTGATTAGCGCTTCAGTGGCTTTCACTTACCCACCTGCTCGTAATACTTGCGTACAGCTTTGCGACCATCGACTAAGCCTTCATCGTAACCAGTTTCCTGACCCCATCTAAAAGCAAAGTAAAGCGCTACTGCTATTCCAATTACTGTGAGGATTGTTAAAGAGTTCATCATCTGCCCTATCTGCCCCAATGCCCTTGATTGGGTACAGGATTAGTGTCGCATTTAATTGGGGTACGTCAAGTACATTTCAATGACGAAACGGCAATAATTCTGACGCATCCATTTGATCATCAATATCTGTTCGCACGTCATTAACGAGCGCGCCCATATCTCTTACCTGACACAACGAAAGTACCATCCTTCTCAAGGTTAATGATGCTGACCTGCACGTTTGTACCGATTTCCTCAATGATGATAAACGCCTGCTGCCAGTTCATCGTGCCTTTAGTGTAATGAGCCTGCCTGACATCCATTAGATGCCCTGCTTCCCATCCCCTTAGGATACGCCCTATACGGCCTCCAGAGGCCTCTGTAAAGGCCGATTGACCTGCTCTGTGAGTGTGTCCACAGATAACGCTAATACCATGCCTACGAGCCGCCTCAAGGGCTGTTAAGCCAGGTGTAGGCTTTACGCTCTGCTCATCCCCATGAACTGCCACAATGCCTCTAGCAATGGCATACGGCTTCTTATGATAGGTGATGCCTAGTTCATCGAGCTTCATAAACTTTTCAAAGCGCAACTCAGGCAATGCGAGAAACGCTGGAATCTTCTTCATCGTGACGTTGTAAAGTCTGTCTGTGTGATTGCTGCGGATCATGTGAGCCTCTTTGGAGTGCTCGATTAATGACCAGAGAACCTCTACTGCTTCATCTCTGTCAGCAGCTAGTGTTTGTTCGTACCAACCTGGCGTGTTCTCTGTCCATCGGGATATCTGTGGGAGATCGATTTCATCTCCAAGTGTAACGACAGAATCGGGGCGGTAAGCCTTAATAAAACTTGCAACATTCTTAACTGCTACTAGATCGTGATAGGGAACTTGTAAGTCTGGAACTACAACAGTTCTTTTCATTCATCCTCATCGTCATACCAGTCTGGCTCTGGGATATTAGGGTTGATTGGGGATGGCAGTATCCAATCTGGATAACTGTTCTTCTCAACTATGATGGCAAGCGCCAAATCAACTGTGAAACCTGCTCTGCGTAGTGCGCGATACATTTCATGCACACCGATAGCCCACGCATCTAGTTTGGAATAACCTTCATCCACTAGCTTCTGAGTTGCTTTTCTTGCCATGACAAAAATTATCGCTCTAGAAGGATGTTATAGATTTCATCGACACGCGAATTGAGTCGTTTAATTTCTCCCAATAGATGTGTGATGACGTAACCTGCCAGACCACCGATGATAGATATTGTTGCAATGTAAAGAGTAAAGAATTCCTGTTGTGTCATTTTTTAGGGGTCGCATATCCGAATACACCTGCAAGCACAGCCCAAAGAATTGCGCGGTAATCTACATCGAAGTTGCTTGCAGCCCAAGCTGATAGGAAAGCACCAGCTGTAAGGATGAGTGGGTTTTTCATGTTCATGTGTTTGCTCCTAGCATTGGGATTTGGAAGAAGGAAGAATCTTTGTCACCCTTTTTAGTAAAGCTGATATGGATATGAGCATCGTGGCGGTTAATGCCAGAATAAGGTCTCCAACGCCAAAGCGATTTAGCTGAGGAAATCTTTCCGGCATAGATGATGTAGGCAATTCGTTTGTCCTTCTTGGCACATAGGCGTATTTGGTCGGCAAGATAAGCACCTGTGCTGGGGCGTGAGTCGAAGTCCTTATCCACATCAATAG